ACTTGGGATGAACCAGGTTCTGCTTTTAATACACAATATCCGCACAATAAAGTTATTGAAACCGCGTATCACAGTATTGAATTAGATGATACTCCTGGTGGAGAAAGAATTACCATCTTTCATAAGTCAGGATCTTATGTACAAATTGATTCTCGTGGTACTGTTACAGAAAAATCAACTGGTGATAAATTTGAAGTAATCGACAGAAAACAACACGTTGTCGTTAGTGGATCAAGCACTGTTACAATTAATGGCAATAGTTATGTGTATGTTAAAGGTAACAAGATAGAAGAAATTGAAGGTGATTTACAAACTAAAGTACACGGCAATCATTTGCTTTCAGTTGGTGGTCAATCAACTATTAACGCGTCTGAGCAAGTTCAAGTACGAGCAGCTGATATAAGAATTGAAGCAAACGTTGGCACAATGTCTGTTAACGCTGCAAAAGAATTAAATATTTCCGCTGGTGGCTTCGAAGGTATTGTTCCAAAATACGGCGCAATTTCTGTTAAAGCAGAAAAGATTATGATTGACGCAACTGATAAATTGCACTTGCGCGGCAACACTCAAGTTAATATTCAATCAGTAGCTGAAATGAATTTATCTGCTATTACAATAAATCAACTTTCGGCAAATTGGTCTGCGCACAGCAGTTTAGCTACAAAAATTTCTTCTACATTAACTACAGATATTAGTGCAGGCATTGATCTTACAATTGGTGGTACTGTACAAACAAATATTAGTTCTGCATTTGTTAATATTGGTGAGTTTGTTAATCTTGCGCCTGTTACAACAGTTTTACCTCCAGTGCCTGCAGGATTAACAGTGGTACCGAAATTTTTAATTCCACCTGTTTTACAAAAGCCTTTTATTCCTCAGTCTCCATATCCCGAACTTGCTTTTAGAGCAGATAAAGTACAAGCGCCTGAGCCAGTTGCTAAATCAACATCTATTGTTCCTGCAGTTGAACCCGGTTCAATGGGCAGTAGTGGTTTTTCTGCTAATGATCACGACGGCGAAGGTTGCAATAATCCAGCGCTAATTGTTCGTATTCCTAATCCTTCTTCTAACATAGTAACATCTTCAGCACAAGGCGCTCTTGCGCCATTACTTGACTTTATTGGAAATAAAGAATCAAAAGGATACGACGATATTAATGGATTAGTTTCTAGATCTAGATATCCAACTAAGAAACTAACACAAATGACTATGAAAGAAATTCTTGATTGGCAAGAGAGCATTGACAAATTTCAAGATTCAGAGGCTGTTGGTAGATATCAAATTATGGAAGATACTTTGCGCGGATATAATAACGACAAAACTAAAGGTTCAGAAAAAGATTCGCTTTATGCAAAAGCTGGTTTAAGTTCTGGCTCTTTATTTAGTCCAGAAAATCAAGACAAGTTAGCAACATATTTAATACAGTCAGAAGGATTAAATAAATTCTTAAGTGGAGAAATTTCTAGAGAAATATTTGCTAACAAACTTGCCAGCGTATGGGCAGCATTACCACTTGTAGATGGTCCAAATGCTGGTAAAAGCAATTATAACGGAGACAGAGCTGGTAATAAAGCAACTGCTACAATTCAATCATTCTTAGATGTACTTGATAAAGTAAAATCTGGATATGCGGCAAATAATGGGAGTAGAAGATAATGAAATGTACATGCCAACCAGGAAAAGGCCTTTGCTTTAGTTGCTTAAGTCCTATAGAAGAAAGAAATTTTGTAAAGGCTGGTTCTCCAGTTAATGGCAATGGTGAGTTAACTCTTAATCAAATTGATATTTTTGAAGAGCAATTTATATCTACTATTGTTGCTGACACAGAACAAAATCCATTGTCTTTAGCAGTAAAACAATATGGAAATACTTTTTATGACGTAACAAATGCTATCAATAACGACTTTTTAAAGAGAGCCTTTATTGCTGAAAGAATACCAGAATACCCAATATTATCTGAAAGATTAAAGAGGGGCGCAATCACGCCTTTAGAATTTGCTGCTTTTATTAAAGAAAGTAACTATACGCCAGCTGCCGCAATCGTATCGTCTAACGCTAATGGTCCAAGATTTCTAAATGAACTAGAAGCGTTTTATAATGGAGACTTTTCTGTTAGTATTCTTGGTGGTTTTTGTTCTTTGATGACAAATATATTTGGTGTAATTAATGCTTTCTTTGATTTGGTTGATACACTTAATGCGCTATACGAAGATGCGTTGAAGTTTATTGAAAAAATTAAAAACATTGAAGACGCGATTAAAGCTGCTTTTGAAAAACTAAAAGTAAAAGCTTTAATTGAAGCAATTAAAAAGAAAATAGTTGATATGATTGAGCAAGCAATCATAAAAGTTTGTATGGCAATCTCTAACTTTAGTGTTGAATCAATTACCGGCCCAATTACTAGCGCAGTCGAATCAAGAATTGTTGTTAAAGTTGAAGAAGAAAAAGCTACAATAGGCGAATTTTGTAATGTGGAAAATATTAGAAGACTTGTAGCAAAAATTAAAAGACTAATTGATTACGCAGTAAGTTTGTTTTCAAATCCTTCATTCGAAGAAATTCAATTTTTAATTGCGCGTCTTTGCGCACTAGCAACCGGTCTTGAAGGTTTGTTTAAAGGTCTAAAAGCTCCGCTTAATAATTTTGGCAATAGATATGACGAAGTTTTTAATACCATTAGTAACGCTTCTAATCGTGTAACCGGTGAAGCAATTAGATCTGGTGCTATAAGAATGTCAGAAGAGAGCAAGAGACAACAGATAAATAATGCTAAAGATGTGTGGGAAAAAGCAGGTAATGTAAGGACTCCTACTATCAAGGAATATCGTGATGTTCCTTCATATAAAGACATAGAAAAAGCAAGTAGTAGTACCGGCGTTTTGGTTGGTATAATACCTGATGTTGTATTGCCTACGCCTGTAACATTACCTAATATTCCTAATGGTGTTTCGGTTGGTATAATACCTGATGTTGTATTGCCTATTCCCGGATCATTACCTGGAGTAGTGGCTAATATTCCTTCGCCTACTACAACAGATAGTGCACCATCATTAAAATTTTCAGGATGCTGGGTTTCAGAAATGAATCCACCATCAGAGGGTTGGACAAAGCTAGATATGAACGTAAAAGTTTATCTTGTAAGATTACAAAAAGCTGCACAAAAAGCTGGACTTATATCCGGTCCAATTTATATAAACAGCGGATGGAGAAGCGTACAATATAATGCTAAAGTAGGTGGTGCAAAATCATCTCAACACTTAAACGGGCTTGCAGTAGACATCGTGTGGGATGGATTTGTAGCAAAAAGCGATAAGACTAATCAGTTTGTTGCTCTTGCAAGAAAAGAAGGATTCAGGGGAATCGGATTGTACAATAGTTTTGTGCATCTAGATATAGGCCCAGTAAAACAATGGGATAAAAGGAGTTAAGAATGGTAGCGACCGTATTTACGGGTAAGAGTAAGAAGATTACACTGTATCAAGATTTTAAAAAGAATCTTGAGAAAAGCCCAGTGTCGTCCGATTTAACCGTTCTTAAAGATGAAGACTCTGTAAAAGAATCTATTAAGAATCTTATTCTTACAGACCGTGGTGAAAGACTAATGCAACCAGATTTGGGTGGTAATATTTCAGGAATGTTATTTGAAAATATTACACCAGCTACACTTATATTAATACAAAACAACATAAGAACAACAATAGATTTATATGAGCCTAGGGCAGAACTTATTGATGTTATTGCTAGTTCAAATATCGATGACAATGTCGTAAAAGTTGAAATCGCTTTTTATATCACGAATGTACAACAGCCTATTACGCTTGATGTATTCTTAGAGAGGACCCGATAAATGGCTAAATTAAATATTTCAGAACTAGACTTTGAGTCTATTAAAACACAATTTAAAGACTATCTGAAAAGCCAAACACAATTCAAAGATTATAACTTTGAAGGCTCAAACATGAGTGTGTTTTTAGATGTGTTATCATACAATACATTTCAAAATAACTTTTACGCAAACATGGCTATCAATGAAATGTTTCTTGATTCAGCCGTGTTAAAAAACTCAGTAATGTCTCATGCTAAAGAATTAAATTACTTACCTCGTTCAAGAAGATCTGCTAGAGCTGTAGTAAATGTGACAATTAGAGATACATCTGCTGTTGGTCAAACAGTAGTTATTCCAGAATATTCAAGCTTTAGTACTTCATTTCAAGGTACTACTTATGACTTTGTAAACTCGGTAGCGTATGTTGCTCGTAAAACTGCTCCTGGAGTTTTT